GTTGACACTTTGTTTGTGCAACCCCTTGGCAATTCGGATCTTTGTTTGGTTCGACTGGTCAGAGGTGGCGATGTGCGAGATTTGTCAAAATTTTTCCCTGAGACTGCTGGAATTGATAGTCCAGTGAAATGTAATTTTCTGCGCAAGGATTATGATTTCAAGCAGCATTCATGGGTCAGTGAATTACAGTCTTCTCGGCAATACTGTGTCAAGGGAGTAGGAACTTATTTGGCAAGTGAGTATACGCCACCGCAAATGACTGATACTGGTTGGTGTGGAGCAATTGCTGTTTCTATCAGTAAAACTCCATCAATAATTGGTGTCCACACAGCAGGATCTCCTCACAAGCCACTTGGCATTTGCAGCATGGTTTCTCAGGAAATGATTGCATGGGCCCGAGAAATGCTTGGAAATAAGTACAAAGCTCATTCTACTGGTAGTATTAAGACTTCGGAATATGGAGTTAGTGTCGAATTGTCTTCTGACATACACTTCAAGAATCCCGTGAATTTTATTCCAGATGATGAGCAGGTTGCTTTTGAGATTTTGGGACAACACTCTTTGCCACAAAGCCGATTTAGGTCGGATGTTAAGGTTGCTGAGTGGTCTCCTATTGTTGAGAAGCATTTTGGCCCCAGGGAACATGTGCCACCACCAACAGATCGTCCGTATATTAGTTACAATCGTGAGATGAGAATAATGGGCGAAGTCAATGCTGGCTGTCGACCAAAAATTCTTTCGACTGCATTGTGTAATATGAAGACTGGGTTTGACAAATTCCGATTCAAACATCCTGAATTTTTGCAGAGTGTTTGCAAGTTGTCTTATGACGATGCTGTTAATGGAATTGATGGAGCTCCTGGCATTGATAGACTGGATATGTCCACATCTGTTGGATTTCCAGTTAACAAGGCTAAGAAGTATTTCATCCAAGAAGTTGAGTCGGAATCGCATGCCGTAGCTTACGATTTTGATGCTGATTTGTTGGACGTGAGGTCTCGTGTTGAAGAAATGAAGGAAACTTTGTTGCGTGGTGAACGTATTAGCACAATTTTTAGAGGTAATTTGAAGGATGAACCTATTACACACAAGAAGTGGGATGACCATAAGATTCGTGTGTTTGCTGGATCTCAAGTTGCCTTTACAGTGTTGATGCGTATGTACACTTTGCCTTTAATGGCTGCTCGTAAGAAGTATCCACTTGTTTTCGAGTCGGCAGTCGGTTGTAATGCAGCTGGCAAAGACTGGAACGAGTTTTCAAAATTTTTCATTTGGCGAGACAGGATGGTGAATGGAGATTTTAAAGCCTTTGATAAGCGATTGTCTCCTGAAGTCATGATGGCAGTCTTTGAGTATTATGTTTACATATTGGAGATTGCTGGTTTTGACGAAGAGGACATCATGGTTGTCAGAGGAATTGCGACTGAAATTTGCTATCCCTGCTATGAGATGCTTGGGACGATAATCAAGGTTTCGGGATCGAACCCTTCTGGCCATTCGCTGACTGTCGAAGTTAACAATGACGGTAATCG